AGGATCGACGATGTCTTCAAATTCGTCATGCGGAATGATATGTTCAGGCTCTCTCTCTGTCCCATGAGTAAGAACGAATTCCGTTTGTTTTGACTCATGTCCTCTCGCTGCACTTGGCGCGCTCTTGAAAAAATCCTCGATTCTCCAGAGCGTATTCTTCATTCTTCCGACTGAATCTCCAATACTCCAGCTTGATATCTTGATCGAGTTCAACTGAGCGTTGACTGTTGTCAATTCTCCATGCGTCCAGTCTGCTCGCGATTTGAGAAAGTCCTGATTGTTGACAACATTCCGGAGATCCATCTTCGCTTCCCAGGTGTTGTCTTTTATCATCTTGATATCGTGACCGCTTTTGTCTCCTCCGAGAAGTCCTCCGAGGACTCCCCCGAGTCCTGCTGCGATCGTTGTCCAAGGTGAAACGATTCCTCCCCCTGTTCCTCCGATCAGTCCTCCGATTCCCCCTCCACCTTCTCCGTCTCCTCCTCCTCCGAATATACTTCCAAGAGCTCCTCCGATCGATCCGAGAAGTCCGCTTGCTGCGTCTGCTGCTCCCGAGAGGATTCCTCCGACAAATTTGAGAGTATATTTTGTTATCATCTGCGCAATGAGATCAAAAAATTGCTGCTTTACTGTTCCCCATACAGAGTTTAATCCGTCTTTAAAGGAAGTCGCTCCGGAGAGCATGGATCCGAGCTCTGTTGTCCATTTATCGCGGATGCGTTCAGAGACTTGTCCGAATATTTCTGTCATGCTATTCGCAGACTTTCCGACTTCGATAATTGCTGTTTGTGTATTTTTTGATACTTCTCCGGGAGCAGCGGCAAGCGCGCCGGAAAGATCACGCGCTGCCGGAATCGCTGTGTTTATGATAACAGTTGAAAGTCCCTCGATTTCTGCTTTTGTTTTTTCTACAACTTTTATATATTCCTGATAGTCCCATTTCCCATCTTTGTATTCCTGATGAAGAGTTTCAAGGAATCCCTTTAGCTCATTGACTTTCTCTGTCTTCTCTGCGATTGTCAGGATCGCTTGATCCTTCACGAATTTTTCATATGCTGTCAATTCTTCTTTTGTCGCGTTGATCTTTTTGGAGAGCTCTTCCCATGCGGAAGACGCGGAGCTCGATGCATTTGTCTCTTTGTCCAACGCGCTCGTCGCGATGCTTATGGATCCCGTCGCATCATATTGAGATTTCGCAGCTGCTGCTGTGTCAGAAATGAAGTCCTTCCATGTTGCTTTTGTGAGTGCTTTCGTTTGATCCTCGACCGCTTTCGTCCCGCCTTTTATTTTATGGATGACAACTTCAGCGACATTGAATATGTTATTGAGATGTCCCGTCCAGATTTCGAGTTGCTTCCCAAGGATAGGAATGGACATCTTCGCAAGAGTTCCGAGAGCTTCTCCGAGTGAGCTGAAAGTCGCGGTTAGTTCTTTTGTTGTCTTATCTAATTCATCCGCGTTTGTTATTCCTTTCTTGAAAGGCTCAACGAATCCGAGATAAAACGCAGTCTTAAATTTGTTTGTCGCTTCCTTCCCTGCGTCCATCCAGAACGTAGCATCCTGCATCTTCTTTGTGAATGCTTCCGTTGTCTGTCCTCCAGTGACCCATGCTTCGTTCATGAGAGTCTGATCCGAGAGCATCTCTCCGATCCGATCTCCAGCGAGAGCCATGACTCCTGTAAGAGCGCGCGCGTTCGGAACGAGTTTCCCCATTGCATCCGCAGATCCGCCGGTCTTCTCTCTGAGCTCTTTCAGCCAGCCGACAAGTCCTTTTGTCTTTAGCGCGTTCGCTCCAAGTGAGATTCCCAAGTCTTCCGCGATTTTCTTTGCTGATTCCGAAGGAGTCAGGATCGACATGAGAACTTGTCTCAACTGCATTGTCGCTGTTGATGCGTCGATCCCTTGACGCGTCATCGTTGCCATCGTCGCGCCGATCTCTGTGAAGTTGACTCCTAGATTTGCAGCGATCGGAACGACTGTTCCGAGCGATGTCGCAAGCTCCCCGTAAGTCAGCTTTCCTCTCTTGACTGTTTGAAACATCACGTCGGAAACATTTGTCACGTCCGCAGCTTCCATCCCATAAGCATTGATGACAGTCGTTAGAGCGTCAACAGAAGTCGCAACGTCTGTCACTCCAGCTTTTGCGGACTTCGCAGCTTCTCCCAGAAATTCGATCGCTGCTGCCGGTTCGACTGACGCAGAAAGGACTTGATACATTCCTTTTGCGAGGTCTGTCGTGCTTCCTAGAGTCGGAGAAAGATTGATGAGCTCATCGCGGAGATCGTCCGTATTGATGGACGTGTCCGAAATCATGGTGTTGACGTTCGACCATGCGTCCTCGAACTCTCTTCCTTTTTGGATAGTATCTGAAATAGCAGATGAAATTGCGCGCATCCCGGAAGTGATAAGAGCTGTGACCCCAACTCCTGCTGCGACTTGCTTCCACATCCCCTTGAAAGCTCCGCCGGCTTTCTTCGTTTCCTTCGTGATCGCAACTTGATCTTTTTTGATCTTCTTTGCAGCTTTCGTGAAAGAGGAGTGATCGAAAGAGAGTTGTCCCTTTACTGTTCCAGCATCAAACGCCATCGCTCATCTCCCTAGTTATCCTTTTTTCCGAGACTGCTTCCCTGTGCTTTCATGTCAGCCCACGTTTCCTTGACTTCTTTCTTCGAGCTTCGCTGGAAGACCTGAAGTCGCATATTGAGTCCTCGAATCCAGTTCATATAATGCTGGCTTGTCGTCTGTGCTATTCGATATTGAGTCACGGTCTTCTTTTCCTCTAAAAGCTCCGCGCGCAGAGCCTTCCGATACCAAAGTCCGAGCTCTCTTGCTTTTAAATTCTTCGCTTCGGAGTAGGAAAATGCGCCCGAATATGCGCGAAGGATCAAGTCTATTTTTTCAATTCGGACGCGTGCAAATTTTTTGGGTAATATTCTTTTTCAAGTGGAGCTCTGATCTCCTGTGAAATGATCTTCAGCGCAGCAGTTACTTTCCGGATTGAGATGTTCTCGATCAATGATCTTTCAATTCCTGCAAATTCTGCGAGTTGATCTGCAAGATCAGGGAGAGCAGTTATCCGATCATATTCCTTCACAGGAAGATCTTTAATCATAAGCTCGATCCCGTCGATCCGGATAACAAAAGGCTCGATTATCTCGTCATGTCCATCAAGATCATAAAGCAAAGACATTTGTTATACATGCCCCATTTTCCAAATCTCTCCGCTCTGTCCATCCGAATCAAGAGGATACACTTTAAAGACGACATTGAAAATCCTCTGCGTTGAAAGGTTATAAGGAATCTCGAACGCATGCATCGGATAACATTTGAGGATCCGGAGCCACTCTGATTTCGTGGACGTGCAGCGATCGTCTTCCATCGGTTTGAGAATGATCTCTTTTGCATACTGAGCTACAGCCATCCCGACTCTGTTTGAAATAGTCAGAACAGATCCGACTTTAACAGATCCTCCGATAACCTTATTAAGCTGATCCAGATCAGAACGAGTCATCGGAATCTGAAGTTCTGTGATCCTTCCGACCATAACAGAATCGATCTCCGTCACTCCTTTCCCGTCCTCATGGATCGGTTCGGATTGATCCTCCGAGCGGAAATATACGTCTCCGAACATCGGAGAGAGTTCGACATTCACTCCGTCTGGATCCCAGACGACGCAACACGGACCTAAATCTCTTATTGGACTTGCTTCACCCATGATATAGCCTCCCTTGACTATTTATTTTGAATCTTAAATATATAATTTGTCGAAAATTCAAAGCGTCCTTTTTCATCCTTTCCGATATATTGAGGATCTGCATTTGCTTCGACAACTTCACACAAAAATTCTACTCCGGGCGTATGTCCGGAGAGAGTCCAACCGAAAGTCCCGTGGATCGCGCGGAAGATCTCCCATGCATCTGAACGCGCTTCTCCGTATTGCTTCGCTCGTGATATGATCTGGATCGTTTTGTCAATCCGGTCTTTGAGTTGAGTTTCAAGAGGAGATCCCGTCGCTTCTTGGATTGTTTGACAGCGATCCGGATCGTCCGGTCTCCGGAATCCATAGAGGAGATCTGTCCCGATAACAAACGAGGTTTTCGATTCGATAAAGATTGCTATTTCTGGAAGCATATTGACATCCAAGGCAATTTGGCAGTCATGCCGTTTGAAATATACCTTACAAAATAGCTTCAGTCAAGATAAAGAAATGTCCTTATAATCTTTTGTTTATGTTGTCCGCGATGATTGCATTGTATTTTTTAGCATAACGCGCCATCTTTGATTCGAGATATTTTGGCCCGACTCCAGTCTCCGACCAATTTACACTGAGCCCGACCGCTTCGTGCCATCTCTCCGCATAAGGCATTTCAAAGATCAGCGTGATCGATGATATTTTTCCTTTCGTAAGTTTAATTTTCGTGATCGTATATTCTCCGCGCAGATCTCCATGAAGATGAGGGGTTCTCGGTTCCTTGTTGTCAGCATCATTCTTCAATTCCTGGATCGCTTCTCTCAGTCCGTCATCGACTCCGAACTCGATCCGATTTCCAGCGCGGATCATTCCTTGATTGTATTCACTCCAATCGAAAGTCAACGATGCTTTCTGCTGCGGACGAGCCATGTTTATCTCACCCAGAATTTGATTGCAGCTTCCGAGAAGTCCTTCCGATCTTCGATGACTATGATTTCATACTCTATGGAATTGAATCGGATCCGATCTCTTTCCGTCAAAGCTGAGGAATAAGCGATCCAGAAATATCCAGTCGCGAGGACTTCGTCTCCATGAATATCTCGAAACATCTTTGTCTTTCGTTTGTAATATCCCTTGACTTCGATCTCCGTTCGCGGAAGCTCCTCGCGATAATCGTCTTCTCCTGCGAACCGAAGGATCGTCATGTCGTCGACACAGTATGCTTCTATCATCCGTAAACCTCCCTAAATTTTATTGCCGATTCCGAAGTCGGATTAATGTTATGTTCACAGTTGCTTGATAAAAACCCATTGGCAAGATATAATGATGTATACGTATGGAGGTCATAGACATAATCATGAAAAGAAGTAACGTTGACACCAACGATCTTTATTGTGCTTATAAGGCCGGGGCTTGCTTTCATGAGATTGGTGAACAATTCGGTGTGTCCTGGCAAACTGTTAGAAAGAGATTCATTAGAGCTAGGCTCCCCTTGCGGAGCATCAGCGAAAGTCATAGAATTGCTGCGTCTCATGCGACTCCTGAAGAAAGGAGACGGAGAACGGCAGCCGCCAACAATGCTGTCCGCGGCAAACGCCAAACGCTTGAGCATCGCTGCAAGATAGCTCTCGCCAGGGAACAAAGAGGCCTCGGAATCTCCAGAATTGAGCAGCGATGCTTGACTCTTCTTGAAGAAAGCGGATTTATTTGTATTCCCCAAAAAGCCATCGGGCCTTACAACGTCGATATCGCCATCACAGAATTCCCCGTCATTGTGGAGATATTCGGGGGCCACTGGCACACGACAGGAGGACACGCCGGACGATTTCGCAAGCGTTTCGACTATATCATCAATGCGGGATGGCATCCCATTGTTATATGGGTTACTCGCGATTATCCGCTCGAAATTGGGGCAATAAAATACATCGTCTCCTTCGCGAAGAAGTTGAGCAGCAGCAAACCCATGCGGTGTCAAGAGCAAATGATTTTGGGAAACGGACAATTGACTTCCATTGGAAAACGCAAGCTCAATAATCTTCCCGTTATATCTAGCTCTCAACCCCGCAACAAGACCACCGGGTGTTATACACGTCGTCCCGGGTAGGCAGCATTGCGGATGGATTGGTGGCTCTTCCGTCAACAGCGGATAGTCCGGATGCTTTCCGGAGATCGAAAATATTTTTCCTTCCAGTGGAGCGCAGATCTCGCAAGGATTCGCGTGTTTCGACCACTGGACGAGATCGTTTTCGTACTCGTTGCAATAGTTTTTAGTTGCTTGAGTCTGGACTCTCCGGAGTTCTGTCCGAGCGACGAGCCTTGCATACTTCCTGATGTTATAATGTCGTCCATTAATCTCAATGAGATTCCCCTCCCCGACAAGTCCTTCGAGATAGTTCCGGATTAGTCGTTCTGCGTATTTATAGCCTTTATGACGATCGTATGCGATATCGACCATCACTCCAATCTCAACCGTCGATTCCTCGAAATCAAAGAACTGAGTTGAGGAAAGCTTCTTCGATGCTCTCGCGACAAGATGAAGATAGATATTTGAATTCTTTTTGATGGATTGATTCGCTTCGACATAGAATCCGATCATCTCGCGTTCGACTTCCTGTTGAGTCTTCTTGTGCTTCTTTTGATTATATCGAGGATTCTGTTCTGCTCCTAAAGCTTTCAATGAAATCAGGGCTTTCTGTGAGCTCTCTTCGTAAGCTTCCGGAACAGTCTTCCTAGCGAAGTTGCGCGAATAGACGTTCGTTTCTAAAAGGAGACGATTGATCTTTTTGCTTGCGATCGCTGATTTTACCACGTTTGAGCTTCCAATTTGGACAGAAAGCAGGATCCGGACAATACTATTCTCCAGTCTTTCGTAATATCTGGAGATTTCATCCACTCGCTTCTTGAGAGGAATCAATCCGAGTCGTTCCGTCATAGTGTACGTATCCTGAAAGATCGCCGCTTAGAATCGATCTGAGGACGTTTTTTATAAATCAGTGACATCCTCGCTGACGCTTTCTTCCTCATCTCGATCGATATCCATCGCAGCGAAGACGAGTGCTTTTGAGAATTCGCTCAAAACAGCCAGTATGAATTGAGGAACCGGGAGATCATCGAGTCGATCTTTATCATATGTCTCCTCAACGATTCCTGCTTTCGTGACGTGTTGAGCTTGGAGTCCCATGCGCCGATCCTCGTCTTCCATATGTTGAGCGAGATAATATCCATATTCGAGCTGTCCGATCTTCAGAGCGACAAGCTGCGCAGCAGTCGGACTCGCAGGGATATTTAATCGACCGTCATGTAGGATCCTGTTGTATGAGTTATT